ATACGTGTACTTTTCCACCCATATCTATCCATCTTTGACAGAAACCAAAATCTTCACCAAAATATCTCTTGGTTTCTGGATCATGAAGCGTGTCAAATAAATTCCACATATTATGTTTTTTCTCCTCCTTACCATTAATAATGGTAGGCTGAAAAATTTCTAGCTTAGGATAATGCTTAATCATTTTTTCTAATACTTCTCTTTTAATTAACATACATCCCGCAGGAGCATGGGTAACTTCACATACGCCATTTTTTGTTTCAATTTCTTTAGAGTTATGTACTTTTAAAGGAAAAGTATAACCAGATTTCATTAAATCATCTTTATCATTAATGGCTCCTGTTTTTTCTTTAAGTCTTCTCCAGGCTTTATCCCAGTCGAAAGTTTTCATAGGATAAGGACAACCGATAATATCTTTATCTTTATCTAACATAGTAAAAATAGTCTTGGATTGAAAATCTATATCTGAATCTATAAACAATAAGTGAGTATATTTATCAGCATGATTTAACATTTCAGCTACACATAAATTTCGACCTTGAGTAACTAATGAAGATTTCATTAAAGTAAAACTACATAAAATTTTTCTTTGCATACAATCTTGTTGAAATTTTAAAACTGCTTGACAGTAATGCATTGATACATCACTGTGACAAGGTGTACATACCATTATTTTATGAGGTGAAATATTACCTACATTAAAAGTAGTTATTTGTGCATCAGAAGTTTTTGTAAACCAAATAGGCTCATTGTTTGAAGGCAATTCTCCGTTACTTTTTTGCATTTATTGCACCTTCTAAAAATCTTTTCCAAGAGACACCTATTTTATTCCAGCTATAATAAATTCGTGCATATGCTGATTGACATTCTAAATGATTATGAATTTGTTCTTCATGTAAAGTATCTGCCGCCGCCTCTGTTCCAAAAGCAAATTTTTTCGCTAGGGATCTATAATCTTTATCATAAGGTATATACATTGGAAATTCCGCTCCTGTTTCATATAAAGCACCATAATCTGTTGTGATACAATATAGACCTGCTGCCATACATTCTAATAATGATATACAAAAAGTTTCTTCAAATATACTAGGATAAACATACATATTATAATTTTTTAAATTATCTTTAATATATTTATTTGATTTATATCCAATGTAATTTACATTAGGTAAAGACTTAGCTTGATCGTATAAAGATTTATAATTATGTTCATTAGCATTATAAAAACTTTTACCATATATTTCGGTGGACGAATAAACATCTAAAGTAATTAAGGGATTTTTAATTAATTGCATTGCCCCTAATAAAACAGATAAACCGCGCCAGGGGGTATTCTGATGTATAATTTTTATTGGTTGACCTTTTTTATAAGGTAAGGCAGTCTCTATTTTATCTATACCATTTTTAATAACTACAGATTTATTTGTAGGAATATCAAAAAACTGTCTATATTTTTCATAGGTCCAATGAGAATTAAAAACATACCAATCATATTTTTTATGATTATCTTTATTCTTAAACCAAGGATATAAATTTTGTTGATCATATGAATTCTTTTGCCATAAAATATTCAGCTTAGTTGGATGTAATGGAATTTTTTCAGGGACGGAAGTCGTAATTTGTACTTGATCCAATAATTTAGGATCAACATACTTTTTTAAATATTCAAATTGTAATTCTGTGCCACCCTTAGGGTTTTGGTTTGTCATTTAATATCCTTTCTATTATTTTATAAGTAGTAATTCCTAAATTAGTATTATATTCAGGTTCAGGGCTACAACATATAAAAATTTTGTCAAATGTTTGTTGTGTAATAAAGCTAAGACGTTGATCAAATTTATATGATTTTAATTTTTCGTTTATTTTTTCTCTATTGTACGTTGTAGGGTGAATAGAATCAGGATTATTAATCCATACATAATTTATTTTTTTTTTCCAAACATTGGATAGATGATAAAGCCAATTTCCTTCATCCATCTGTGGATACTTATTATATGCATAATCATGATGATGATCTATATTATATAAATTATATTCATCATATCCATGAAAAAAATGAGGATAAATTTTATGATGATCATAGTCTAAAATAATTTCTGAATGTTTGAATAATAATGGAATAATAAATGAAATAAGGTCTTGCTGATTCCTTAAGCTTTGTACCCAATCACAATCTATGGAAAGAATGTTAAGCTTTTTTTCCTTTATCATTATTCATTACTTTCTGTATTAAATCTAATCCTTTAGGGGATACTTGTACAGTTACATCAGTAACTATATCAGATCCTTCTTTTTTTTCTTTAAATATTTGACCAGTTTTTTTATTTCTATAAGTTGTTATAGTTGTACAATTAATATTATATACATTATCCATTTTCATTCTCTCTTGTTATTAAAGCATAGTTAACAACTACTTCAACTTCACTAGCTGTCGCCGCTTGAGCTTTTATAGCATCTCCTGCTTCTAAATTCAACCCCTCAGGAGTAGCATTTACCTGGGCAGATGCCACAATACTATCTCTCCAGAATTCATAATTAGATGTTGCAGATGAATCATATAGAGAAGAATTACATAAAATAGATCCTGTGCTTGTATTAGAAAAATATACACTTTTTACAATAGCTACGGCCGAGGTAGTAATTGTTAAAACTGTAGTTAGGTTAGAAGTGGTTAAACTTACACCAGCATTTTTGTATTGAATTGTCACGATAGAAAATAATTAAAAGTGTGTTGTTCATTTTTTAAATCTTCTTGAAAAGAAAAATTTAATTGTTGTTTAATAGTATTTAAAGATGCAATAATCTGTCTTAAATTATCTACTTCGTATTCTTCTTTAGGTTCAGGTATGTAACTTGTTATTTTGGCCATAAACTTGCTAAGCCTCCTTCAGAGTATCCTACTCTTCCTCCTTGTGCACTAAAATTCATTGTTTCAGGTGTGTCAGATGTATTGACTGGAGAGAAAGTTGAAAAGTCCCACTGTCCAGGACCGTGATAAGATGAATGTGTATCTACTGGTCCTTTAGCATATAAATTATCTGCTGAAAGATTTGCGTTTTCACTTAAAATCATATCTTCATCTTTAATTTTAGGATTTTTAAATTGATTATAAATTTCTTTTATCAGTAAAGCTGGATGAATGTATCTACCTCCCCATTTGTTTAATCCAAAATTTAAAAGTCCTGTCTTAACTACATTTTTGGATGATGAGGGCATAAACGTTTTTTTCTGATTATTATTTCCTCCGTCTCCACCACCACTCCAATTAACATTACCTTTAGGCGCCTGACCTGCATCAAAAGCTTCTTTGCTTTCTGCACCATACATTGAATCCCATTCAGGATAAGCTGGTATACCTTCAGGTGTCATTGTTTCTTGTCCCCCTAAAGCTTGTAATTTATTAACTTCATTAGGTGTGATGTAAGCCAACATATGATCTTGGCCTTTAATATTTGTCATTCCGCCGCCTTCAAAAAGTCCAATCCTTCTAGGTGCATCTTTAATCATTCCGCCTTGTGCAACCCATACACCATAACCATCATCCGCAGGAGAATCAGAAAAACCTGAATCTGAAGATTGCTCACCTTGGTCCGCAGGAGAATCAGAAAAACCTGAATCTGAAGATTGCTCACCTTGGTCTGGCATATCAAACTCCCCACCACCACCATAGTCATGGCCACCACTAAAACTATCTGTCCAAGCTGTAGCAGATCCATGACCTGAATCTGAAGTTTTCTCACCACTATCGACGATACCATCACCGGTCGCTGCTTCTACTTGCGCTGCTTCTACTTGCGCTGCTTTTTTATTTTTCATATCTTGTAGTATAAGAAATTCTTCAAAACTATCTTCAGTTGATGTAGGTATCTTTCCAGTATTAGTAAAACCATCTCCCCATTCTTGGTCACTTCCAGTCATGGCCAATTTCTGGTCTGCAGTTTTACCATGCCAATCTTGTTCTTTTTCCCATTCTTCATACTTTGTATCAAGCATTCTATAATCTGGTCTGTCTTTGTACTTATCATGATAAACAGCATCAGTTTTAACGTTCGCTCGTCTCCAAGCCTCTCTAGCCGCTTCAATAGCTGCTCTTCTTTTTTTTTCACCCTCCTCTGACATATTAAGATTGTCTAGTCTATCTTGAAATGTCTTTTCACTCATCCTAGATACATTATAATCTGCCATTATATTTCCAGCTGTATCATAGTCGCCCCCCATTCGAACAATTTTTCCATTATTATCTATTGCAAAACCCTGCCCGAGCATTTCATTATTCATAATTGCTGTTCGGTTCATGGGAAGGATGCCCTCTATAATTCCTTTTGCTGCCCCCAATCCTGGGAATAAATTTTTAAGTAACCCATCTTCTTCTCCTGGTCCTTCTCCTATAAAATTCCCTGAATTATCAAAACCATAGTCAGTCTTACTTGGTTCTTTAGCCAAATAATCTATATATTTACTCGGCATTCTTGTAATATTAGAATCTGGATTTGTACCAGGCGGGTAACCATCTTCCCAATATGGTTTTGTAATACCTGTATCTGTATCTGTATCTGTATCTGTATCTGTATCTGTATCTGTATCTTGATCTGGAGAAGTTGATGAGAATATATTATCTATATCAGGTAGTTGTCGATTTAAATAATCTACTACCTCTTGAGGTAAACCAAATGCTGTTGTGTATGCCATTATCTTCTTCCGTCCGATCTTGAGTCTAATCTTAATGTGCCATGTCGCCAGGTTTCACCCACTGCATCATTAGCAATGTTAATTGAAACTAGTCTCCCTCTGGCTCTAGTATTTATCTTATCAGTACTTGAGGTTACTGTAAAGGGTCCTAAAGGAGATCCTGTAGGTGTTTCATTTGGATAATTACTTATAAATAAAGTTATTTTAGCATTCCCGGATAAATATTTAAAATCAGGTATAAACCTACTAACAGACATAAAATATTCTCCATCTCCTCTAAGATCAGCTACACCAGTGTCTTGGCCCATCATACTTTTCTTTGAAGTAATGTCATAGTCTCCAGATCTAATATAAGCATTAATAGAAGTAGTACCTGTACTATTTATTTGGTCGGTACCTGTTTCTTGAGAATAATACATTGATGCTCCGTAAGTATTTGTAATTCCTAATATAGTAGGAAATATTGGTGTGGTTGAGGCTCCATAATTAGTGGCATAAGGTGTATCAAATACACTTGCATCAGTCCATGTGGTTCTATCTAAAGAACTTGTGGTCCATACATTTTCTCCATAATTAAAAGTTACACATCTATTAATTTGCTCAGTTCCACTTTTGGCATAAAACCAATTTACTTCGGTATATAAACTATTATGACCTGCATAAATAATTTTATTAGTAACATAATTTATTCCTAAATTATCTCCATCTGTATTAAATACAAAATCTTCTACTAAACAAGGAATAGATTTAACAGTACCATCATATTTAAAAAATCCCCCTGAATTTGACATCCAATATATGGCTCCATCAGCCGCCACCGCAGAATTCATTCCCATACATCCACAATTAGTTCCTACTTGGCTAATACTAAATGTATAAGGAGGTCCAACATATTGAGCTACATACGCCGCTGTATCCGTAAGGATAAGATTATAATCTTTACCTGCAACCGCCGCTCTAATTTCATTTCCTGAATCGAGTCTAAAAGTTCCCGCTGTATTAATAGCTGTAGGAGTATAAGTATTTAAATCTTCTTGATCAGAAAATCTTATAAACATTGCATCTTGTGTACTTGTATCTCCAATTGTTTGTTCCGTCCCCATATGAAATAAATGTCTGTCTCGATCAGATACTAATGTCATCATACTTGATGTAGGATTAGCAGTAGTAACATAATTAGTAGTTGATTGGGATGCTCTATTAGTTCTAGGATTACTTGCCCCGGCGTCCCATGTAAAAGTTTTTCCATCTGAAATAGTTGCAACAAGAACTTGACCGTAATTACATAAAGACCAGTTTCCTGGCTCCAGAACCACAGAACTTGTTGTTCGAGCTGTTCCCCATGTTGAATTACCCCATAAATAAGTACCAAAGCCATAACCTCTAGTTTGAACGGTGGGTCCTACCACATAATAAGGATTAACAGTAGCTGCCCCTGCCGCTGTCATTCCTACTCCAGTCTCTGCAGTTGATGCTTCAATAGTAAAAGAATTGGCATCTGGAACAGTTAAAATTTCATAAGCTTTTTCTAAGATAACTGCTGTAAGATTTGAATCACCTGTTACTGAAACACTTGATAATGTAATATATCTTCCAATTGCTAAACCATGAGCTGTTTTATTAATGGTAACTGTCCTTCCGGCGGCCACACTTGTGGTGAAAGTACATCCTGTAATAGCTGTACCGAGTGGAGAAATATCATAAAATGCATTTCCATAAAATAAAAATAAACCTTGGCTCGTTCCTATAGCAGAATACTTCTCTCCTGCTAAACTCGTAAAAGCATGAGAAGATCTAGCAGCTCCAGGAAGAGTGTGTTCACTAGCAGTTAATTGACTCCATCCCCCTATTTTTTCGGGTAAGCCATATCTAAATCTTACATTGTCACCATCAGTCCACTGGCCTTCTGCGCCAGATTCGGTGGCTTGTTTATTAAATCCTGGGACAATTTTGAGTTGTTGTAACATATAATGTATCTTATATATGAGTTATGTATATAATGAAAGCTTGAATATAACAGAATATATGATAGATAAAAAGTGTAAAACTTAAAAAATAAAAAAGAAGGAAGTATAATGCATAAAATAGAAGAAAAAATAGCAGACGAAGTTGGGAAAACTGCTTCAAATGTTATAAGTAAAGATTCCCTAAACGAGAAAAAATCCCCTAAAAATACTCAATCATATGGTACTCAACGATATGGGAGCGATTCAGAAAAATATAAAGAAGGAATTGATCCTGGACTAGGAATTGTTCCAATAATAAAAGCACCACAAAAAACAGCAACCATAGATAAAAATTTTCTTGGAGTTTATGATAATTATATAACTAAAGAAGAATGTGATAAAGCAATTAAATTATTTGAACAAGAGTCTAAATTTAGAAATACATTTAATAGAATTAAATTTGAAAATGCTGATATTACATATAAACAAGATGATCAATATTTTATGAATGGTGGTAATATGGAAGTATGGTGGGAGGAGTGTAAAATTATGTTTTATAACTTTGATATGGCTTTTAAGCACTACACTAAAAATACAGGTGCCGGCGCCGCCTATCCTAACATTGACTTTAACTATACTAGCATTAAAATTCAAAAAACTTTACCGACCCAAGGCTATCACAGATGGCATATAGAACACTCGGTGGGGTTATTAAATACGGCTAGAGCTTTTACTTTTGTTATATATTTAAATGATGTTAAGGAAGGTGGAGAAACAGAATTTTTACATTACTCAACAAGAGTACAACCTAAAGCAGGGAGAATTGTTATTTTCCCCGCAGCTTTTCCTTATCTTCATAGAGGAAATCCACCATTAAAAGGTGAAAAATATATTATAACTTCTTGGATGTTATTAAGCAAATCCACCATACATACATATTAATCCAATAAGTATTTAGTACACACAGGAAAATGGTCTTTCATATGTTTAGATAGCTAATTTTTTGGATGTGTTTAAGATGAGTATGAAGTAGGTCTTGCACCTAATCTTGTAATTTTTTCAGCTTCAGTTTCACCCTCAACGTTATCATTGTCCCAGTCAGCTTGTAGTTGAGCTAAATGCGCTGCGTCATACCTAGTAATAAACTCGTTAAAATCACCCAAAGAAGCGTCAGCATAAGAAGTATGAGAAGTTGTGTCTCTGTATTCTACTTCTTCGCTTGTATTACTTGTTCCATATTGGATCGCCCAGATGTTTGAAAATTTTGGATCATTCCAAAATGCATCATCATCTATTGTATAAGAAGATGCTCCCCCTTTATTAATTCTCTTGTCGGGGAATATTACAGTCCATGTTGCGTTAGTTGCCATTTTTCTCCTTAAGTTTTAATAAGATATAATATTGCTAAATACGGTTGAACAACTGAAGTTGCGTCTCCCGAAAAATTTGCACTCATATTATGAGAGTGCCCTGAATCCGAACCAGCACTGGTGGTACTTGGAGTAGACCAGTAGGCATGAGATCCATCTCCTATATTATGATTTCTCGGTATTGCATGATTTACAAACAAATTTGGTATAGAATGTGAGTGAGCAGCCAATTCAGATTCGCTTAATGTATGAGCCGCCGTTGAGCCTCCAACACTTCCTGTTGCAGTAACTGTGTTTGCTCCACCTGTTGTAGCTATTGTTTTAGTTCCTGATCTACCAACTGCTACATTATCACCTAAGTCTGGTACATTGAAAGATGAACCATCCGCCGAACCATAAGTAGTTGAAATAATTGCAAATAATGCTGCATAAGTTGTTCTAGATACTGATTGACCATCACATTCTAAGAAACCAGTTGGAATAGAAGTATCAGACCAAGGAATAATACATCCCGTTGGAATTCCTTCAATGCCGGTAAGATTGGCACCTGTATAATCGTATTTTGTAGCTTCATAATTTGACATAATATATTATCTCCTATTTCTCTGTGTATGTCCACCCTGTGGTAGCATCTCCAGAGTAAACTAATTTAAAACCAGCTCCTTGAGTATTAACTACAAGATCTGTTCCTGCATTAGCTATGTTGGAACTATTTCTTCCTACTGTTAAAGCATTACTATCAAAATCATATCCTTGATCAATAAAAGTAGCTTCATCCCCTGTACTTGGAGAAGCAGGTAAGGTAACGGTAACCGCTCCCCCACTTGTATTTACTAAAATTTGAGCACCTGATTGAATTGTTTCTGCTGCAGTGACTGCTCTCCATACTTTTTGTTCTGATCCTTTATAAATATTTGTTCCGTCAGACCATAATTGATAAGTATGACCTTCACATAAAAGAATTCCTGTACCTGAAGTAGTTTTAAATGTTAAAGTGTAATCTGCATGATCACATCCATCCCAAACTGTATATGATTTTTCAATTGAATCAGGAATGGTAACATTAACATTTGCTGCTAAGGTTCCAGTTAATTTTATTATTTCGTTTTTTCCATTAGAAACTACACCATTGGAGAAAGTTAATGCTCTACTTGAATTCGTTACATTAAATGCGTCGTAACCTCCAATTGCTTGTTCTAGAATTAATAAGTTTGTATTTGTAATTGATCCCCAAGTTCCGGAGTTTTCACCGGTTGCTTGGACTGTCAGTTTTAGATTATCTGATGTAGCGTTCGCCATTTTTTAATTCCTTATATGTTCATATTATTAAATAAATCGATTTATGTCAAATCCATTATGCAGCAACATCCCACCATCCAGGGGGATCTAATGGCGCTGAGCCAGTATCTACTTCACTCCAAATAAGAGTAGTACCTGATCCTAAAGACATAGTCAACCCATTTCCTGTTGGATATACTCTTGCGTTTGCATCAGTATCTTCATTACCTAAAGTAGTAGTTAAAGCAAAACCCGTAACATCAATAAGTGAATTTGCATCTAAAGTAGCGGTTCCTACGGCGACGCTCATTACTTCACCTGTTACCGAAACATTTGCATCTGCTACTGTGGTTACACTACCAACATAGACAGTAAAACCCTGGCCAGTAGCCATTGCATCCGGCTCTGGATCTAAAGTTCCTAAAGCAGTAGTTATTGCATTACCAGTTAAAGTAACATTGGCATTTCCTGTTATACTTTCATTACCTAATGATGCAGTTAAAGCTTGACCTGTTACACTTGCAGTGTCCCACTCTCCAGTAGCACCCCATTCATATTGGCCCCAGAAATATCTGCCCCAACCTTCTAAATTATATGCTTCAACATTGCCTACAGAAACTGTTGCTTGATTACCAGTTAACATTGCATCAGGTCCCGCATCTGCGGTTCCTAAAGCACTTGTTATTAATAAATTAGTATTATCTAGATATGCAACTGTAGTTCCAGTTGCTGTTACAGAACCTGAAGCCGCAACTATTTCATTCCCAGTTACAGAAACATTTGCACCTGCTGTTATACTTGCGACGCTTCCTACAGCGACAGTTAAAGCTTGACCAGTTACTACAGCGTCACCATATTCACCCCAAGCATTCGAACCCCAGGTATCTCTGCCCCAACCCATTTCATGATAGGCTGTTACAGAACCTAAAGCTAAACTAATTTGATTTCCAGATACCATTGCATCTGGTTCTGCATCAACATTTGATAATGCTACAGTTAAGGCCTGACCTGTTACATACCCTGTAGTGGTTCCAGTTACTGTTGAACTAGAAGTAGCTGCTGATAATAAATTTGTAGATACAGTAACATTAGAATTTCCTTCAATACTTTCATTACCTAATGAACAAGTTAAAGATTGCCCAGTAAGCAATACAATTGCGTTACCGAGATCATTCCATTGATTACTGCCCCAAGTCTGCGCACCCCAAGTATTGGCCATAGGAAGTTACCTTCCTATTAACCCGATACTCTAAGTATTGCTGCCGTAGATGTAGGCGCTGGGAATTGTACTGTAAACGTACCTGAAGTAGCTGTTTTATCTGCTCCAAAATCTAAAACACAAACTGATGCATTAGTTGTATCAGAAGATGTGTTATAAATTAAAGCACCTCTAGCTGTTAGAGTTACACCAGTAAAAGATCTATCTGCGAAATCGCATCTAGCCACTCCAGCTGAAATTGAAGTACCGTTGTTGACTAACGCACCACCACCTGCTGCATACTGTCCACTATTTGATACTTCAGAAGTAGCTGAATAAGCAGTAGTTGTAGATGTTAGAGTTGCTGTTGAAGAATAAAGAGCTAGCTTAAAGTTATCGCCACCAGATGACTTAAAATTCATGTCTGCTTCCAATAGCTGCTTTTTGAACGAATTACAAATTGCCTGTGTTATTGCCATAGTTTGTCTCCTTAACTTATTTTCCTATACGAGGAACACCACTCTGATATTCATCTCGTCTTCTTCTTCCCATTTGTTCTATTGAGAAGCCTTCTACCACTTGTTTATACCTTTGTTCGTATAATTGCAAGAGGTCTTGGGGCCCTTTTAAAAAACTAAAAGCCTCAACTAGGCATGCATACAAAAGTCCATTGGGAAAATTTAAACTTAAATATGTTGTAGTATTTGTACTAGATAATCCAGGGTCTTTCAAGATAAAATTTAACTGAATTTCATAGGTAGCATCTGGGGCTGGAGCCAGAACTATAGTATTATTATCCCACCAACTATAATATTTAGGCACTCCTGTCGAATCTGTAGGATTAAACTCGGACATAAAATTAGTGTCTCTATATTGTAAAAACTGTCTATTATCTGCTGAAGCAACTCCATCAGAATCTATAATTTGAGCTGATCTAATTATTAGGCAGTTATCTGGAGTATCTATATATCTATCAGAAGCCACTAGATTAGCTATTTTAAATCTTCTATTACTGTCCATATCAACTTCTCTTAAAATTCTAAATTCTGCATCTAAAATGAAGTCATCTATAATAGTTGAAGTCAAAACATTTGAATCAACTTCTGTATAATTCCTAATTTTTGTTACTAATTCAGCGTATGTCATTATGTTATATTCACGGTTACGTTGCCTAAAGTTGTTAAAGCCTGTCTTTTATTATTAATTTTTGATCCATCCTCAGGTATCATACCAGTACTTCCATAAGCAAAATCGCCGGGCAAAGTTAAATTTGCAATAATTCCTCCACCACCTCCACTCTTTAAACTAAATTTTTGAGGTCTTGCTTTTTCTAAACCTTGAGGATCAGCCACAAATGGTTTTGGATTAAGTTGTGGTTGTTTACGTTCATATTCAGAATAATGAACAAATGCACCATTCCATTCTGTAACCATTTCTTTCCAGGGGAATGCTAATCCACTTCTATCTGAAATTGCTAATGCGTGTGTTCCTTTTGCAAATTTTGCCATTATATATTTGGATAATAAGTTTTTGGTGTAATATACGTACTAGTCTCTGATCCATCCTCCTGTAATGCTCTGTTAAATTCATCCTCATATAATAATTTCATTTCTTGTACTCTTTGAGGAGCTTTTTTCTGCGCCATGTAATAAGCTAAGCCGGCACACATTGCAGGCACAAATCTATTAACTATATCTGCTTCATTTGTATAGGCCCCTGCATCTTGAATTCTTTTTAAATAATAATAATGAATATAATCTCCAGCTTGAGAAGTACCTGGTGTTAGATATAAAGTTAAGCTAACTCTATTTATAAATCTTTGAACCCAATATTGGGAAGGTTGCCCTGTTGCTGTTTTATTTGAAAAAGCAGAATATTGAGATCTACTTACTTTTGCAAGTGGAGTGTCCACATTATCTGTTGTTCTATAACTAGCTTCAAGAATATCAGATGCACCATAAACAGCCGTTGCATCAGAAGAACCATCACCTGTTCCTCTATACATAGTGTAAGTTGCTTGATCGGCAACTAAAGTAAAAGTATTTTCTGCTACTTCCCAAAAGTGTGCACCTCTATTCTGCCACTCTTGAAACATTATATTTAAAGATCTTCTCGCAGATCTTAAATCATTACCTGTGTAATCAAAAAAACCTAATCTTTCAAAAGCTTCTGTAATAATATCATCTATTGAGAAAGTACTCTCAAATGTTTGAGTCCCTGAAAAAGCCACAAGACCTCCTATGCGCCAGTAACAGTTACCGTAACGCTTCCAGCTGCTCCTGCTAGATTATAAACTATTCCATTTTTAAATAAAATTCCTGAACCTGGAATATAAACTGATAATCCCTCAGTATTATAATTATAAGTAGCCACCGCTGAACCAGGTGCCGATGCATCTGCAGAATCATATAAAATAATTGTAGATGCCGCAATACCTTCACCCTGAAGAGATGTAACTCTAACCCTACCTGTTCTTGCAAGAGTATCCGCTCCTACTGTAGCCATGTTAATGGTTGTTTGGTCACTTGTAAAACTTGACATATTTTTTTCTCCTTAATTGTGAGCTCCCGAAGGAGCTCACATTAATTATTAGCTTAAGTTATTATTTTGTAAATAATTAACTGTAAACGTTGCAGTACCTGCACTTGCATCTCCACCGCCATCAGTTACTTGTAATTGTATTCTAACATCAGATGTTCCAATGTCTTTCCAATTAGCAGTTAAAGCTGTGGTAGCTTGTGCAATTTTTCCAATAGCTGCTACTGATAATCCATCAATATATAAATCGGGATTTCCCACGACCCCTATATCTATCAAATTAGTACCTGATCCGTTAAATGCTACTTGAACATTCACATCAATTGATACGATTTGAGAATTAGCAGGGATTATAATACTTGTGCTTGTCGCTGAAGTATCTCCATAATCAAAGCTTGCTGATTGACCCATCACCACTTGACCAACATTTTTCATGTCAGTACCAATAGTGGTTCCAGTTGTGTTTCTAATTGTTCCGGCTTTTATTGGTCCGGAAAATGTAGTTGTTGCCATATTATCCTCCTAGTTTTTATGAACGTAGCCTCTAGGCCGTCGACTATACTCGTCTACGTTCTAAATTAATTGTATAGTGAAGTTTTTATATATGAAATTTGAATAGAGTGCAAGAGATCCCTGCATGAAAGTACGATTTCAGCGATGTGGCGTTATTTAAGTTGCCACAGAAATTTGAGGGGCATTATTGCTGATTTTATTTTCTCTATCAGCGATCTTGGATTCCTCCAATTTAATCTCAGTGATAATGTCTCTAATAACACTATCAATGTTGACCATGTCCAGAGTATATTTACCATTTTGTTCATACTCAGACT